CACGTGATTGTGTTAGACGAAATGGACTACATGCATACGGATGACCTAGACGCATTGTATGCCATGTTGCAGAAAACTGCGGAAGATCAACCAGATAAAATGATGATTGGCGCTTCTACTCCAACTGGTAGAAGAGAAAAATTTTGGGAATGGTGTAGGTCTGAAAGATTCCAAGAATTTTGGTTTCCATCATATTGCAACCCTTATTTTTCTAAAGATCAAGAAGATGAGTTTAGAGAACAATACACCGAAATGGGTTATCGCCATGAAATAGAAGCAGACTGGGGCGAAGACTCAGAAGGCGTATACCCAAGAAAATTTGTGGACAAAGCATTTCTTAGCCCTTCGTGGACTTATGAGCCAGAGATAACTTCGGCAAGATCTTTCCATGTTATAGGCGTTGACTGGGACAAATACGGAGCTGGGACTAACATAGTTGTTGTTGAAGCATGCTCAGATAACCACGAGGATCCAAGATTTAGAGGAAGATCCAGAGTGGCATATAGGGAAGAAATAGATAGGTCTGAATATACTTTAACTAAAGCTGTAGACAGAATATTTGAGCTTAACGAAATATTCAAACCAAAACATATTTATGTTGACAGAGGATTTGGAGAAGTCCAGGTCGAACTACTGCATAAATATGGCGTTGAGAATCCTAGATCCGGTCTTAAAGAAAAAGTTAAAGGCGTATCTTTTGCTGAGGCGATAGAGGTGAGAGACCCATATACAAAAATGTTGGTTAAAAAAGAAATAAAACCGTACATGGTAGATAATCTTCGTCAGTTCTTGGAAAAAGAAAAAATAGTTTTTCCAGAATCGGACGAAGAACTATACCTCCAATTAATTTCATATGTTGTGATAAGAACAACTCAAATTGGAAGACCAATATTTGAAGCAAGCGGAACCGCAATGGACCACGCGCACGACGCTTTAATGTTGGCACTTTTAGCCATAACCCAAAACTATGGAGAATTTTCAAAAGGTAACTATGCTATGAATACCGAAACTTTCTCTAACGACTTTTACATGCCAAAGGTTAATACGGTCCAAGATGAAGAAGAAAAACCAAAGTATGCAATAGTTGGCAGAAATGATGGTTTGGCTGCAACTAAGTTTAGAAAAAAAAGTTCTGTTATATCTAACGGTAAAAGAAAGATGTTTTAATTATGTCTATTAACAACATCGAAAATAATTTTGGTCCAACCAGTGACATATTTGGTGGCTATAAAACGGACGTATCTTTTTTTGAAGAAGAAACAAGAGACGACATTACTGTAAATAAATACGCCAATAGTATCCCAACAAATCTTGATTACAGCTTAATACCAAGTATGACAGTTGATTTAAACTTTTTAAAAAATCAATCTTTTCAAACATATAATTACATTCAAGAAACGATTAAGTCCATAGATAATATATTATATAAAGTTTATCTAGATCAAAAATTAACTCCAAATATGGAAGAATGTCACACAAAACTTTGGGAGGAATTATGCAAATATAACGACGTCAAACTGCCGGAACCAGACTTTGTTTCCTTTGAAGAATATAAATACGCCGAAAGATCTATGTCTACGGTTGCCAGAAGATTTATAGCCGAGTTTAACCAAATTTGTTCACAAAGCGTTTTTTCTTATTTGTTAAATTATAGGAATTTATTAAACGCAATGTTAAATGAAGCTTTTTATATTAAAAATTTTATATTAATAAATTTCCAGGAGCAGTATGAAGATGACTCACAAAAAGAAGTCGCAGTACAATTTGACGCATGGGCAAAGGTCGCAGCACAATGCACGAAACGCATTGTCCAATCGATCTCATCATCACCAGGAGAAATCACAGCTTCCGAGTTGGATCAAATCACAGAAAAACAAGCCGTTGAATTCCAAGCATTTTTTTCGATTAGACTAGAAGCTTTAAATGAAGAAATCGCAAGTTTATTAAACAACCTAAAAAGAGATTATGTAGACAACTGCAGTATTTTTTATGACAGATATTTATCGCAAACATTAAATTTTAAAACAAAGATAGTTTCCCCCATGGAGGCAAACTTTTATACAACAACATTTGCGTCTAGATTTCCGACTTTAACAGAAGAGTTAGTTATAGCCACAAATGTGATAAACGCAAACTTTGGGATGATACTTAGTGACTTGATACAAAGAAATCAAATTATAAGATCTAGAGTAGAAAAATTATTAGATTTAATTCAACAAAAAAGAAGATATTCTAATTATATATTTCAACTTTCATTTAAGGGACAAAATAAAAAAGTTATTCGCAAAACAATAACAGAAGATAATTATTCTGAAATATATAAGAATTCTCATATAACTTATAAAGATCAAAGTGATTTAATTTCTGATCATGCAAGCTTACATAACCTAACTGAAAATCATCACCCACAATATTTACTAAAAGATGGCGGAACAATAACTGGGAATATTTCCGTTGATCCTGGCATGAGGATAGACGGAGTTTCACTATCTGGTCACGCGCATACGGGTAATGACGGTAGCCAAAAAATTAAATCAACAGACATTGATTATGATATTGTGAGAACAGATACTACTGTAGTTGTACCTAAAGCTAAGTCTATACAGATTACGAACATACAACAGGATATAATAGATGGTGGAATACCGGTCGTTGATGCCGTAATAACGATAGAGATAGAAGATGGCGATGTTGCTGTTAATCACGAATATGAAGTTTTTGTTTATGAGGTTTAATTATGGCTTGGTTTAGATATTATGATTTAGATGGAAATTATGTTTATCCTAATTTAAGGAAAAAAATAACTTTTCCAATAGCTAAAGAAAACATTGTTAAAGATTCTTGGCTTTTTATTGATGTAGAAAATTTAGATGTTGACATTTACTACGCTTTAAATAAAGAAGGTTCAATTTTTACCAAAACAGCTTCTACTGATCCAGATTCTTATTTAGTTGTTTATGAAGATAAGTCTTCTGAGAACTATGACTCAACCCCAGTGATAAGCCAAATTGTTGGCAATCTTCTGTATTTTAAGGCAGCAGAAAATCACTCTAAAGATATTGAAATAAATAAGCAATATAGTTTATATTATAAAACTCCAAATTTAAAACTAATTAAAAAAAGAACTCAAGACAATCAGTATCAAGCATGCGAAGAAGCTCAATCGGAATTTGTTAGCTCTGAAGAAGAAGTAAATGTTTCTTCATATGTAAGAGATTTAACTTCAGATAATTACTATAATTTATCATTTATTAATAGTGAATCTAATTGGGATTCTGGTGTTTCAAAAAATTCAGGAGCTTCTTTAATAGGAACTTTCACTGGACCAAATATAAAGATATATTGTGACAAAGGTCCAGATTACGGTAAGTTTAAAATAAGAATTACAGCTTATGGTTCTGACCAAGATATAGATAATAAAGTTGTCTTAGATTGGCAAGACGTTGATCTATACAGTCAGAGCAAAAGCACAGATGCTCTAGTCTTTTCTAAAACAGATTTATCATATAAAAACTATGTATTTGAAATAGTTTCTAATCATGAAAAAAACATACTATCTTCAGATGGAAAAATGAACATAAAAAAATATAGTTTTTCTTTAAATAATTATTTGAGCTTAAACAAAGAAGAAGTAAGTTCATCATTATTGGGAAGAATCGTCACAGGAGCAACTTTGTAATGGCTGAGATTATAAAAAAAATTGAGAACCTAAAACCAGGCAAGAATTATATATTTAGTGTAAGAACAAAAAATACTGACATTAATGCTTACTCTGAGAGTATAGATTCTATATTAGTTTCAATCCCCAAGGATACTACGATACCTGACGCTATATCTAATCTAGCCTTGTACGCATCATTTGAAAATGTGATGTTTGTTTTTGACTTCAGTAATGATTTAGATATAGACAAATATGAATATGAACTATATGACAATGGGGCCGGCACCGGGACGGCAACTTTAACGGGCTTTAGTTCTGCAAACGTGTTTACGGTAGCGGTACCAAACAGTACAGACACGGTTGCCAAAACTTATTGGGGAAGAGTTAGATCGGTAGATACGACTGGCAACCTTGGTCCATGGACAGCTTTAACTCAAACTGATCAATCAACACCGCTAATTGATAGCCAATATATCAGCAGCTTAACTGCATCAAAAATAACAGCTGGAACAATAGGCGCACAAACAATAACCTTGTCTGGGGCTAACTCCATTCTAAAATCTAACAACTATGCCGCAGCGAATACTACATTTGGTGGAACCGGTTGGAAGATAAGTGGAGATGGAAAAGCTGTATTTAATGACGCTAGCATTAGATCTAGTTTAGACATTGGTGAAGATCAAGGAACATCAGACGCTACGTCATTTCATGTTGATTCAAACGGAAACATGTGGAGCGGTTCAAATAGCACTAGCTTTTCGATAGCTCCATTTAGGGTGACTAACACTGGAGATATTACAGCCAGCAGTCTTACCTTAACAGGCTTAACCGAATTGGCTACTGGAGGTAAAATATTTTTGGGAGCTGGCAATTACAGCAATACGGATACCGCCTTCTATGTTGATGCTACTGAGCAATTTTCTTTGGGTGATAAACTAACATGGGATGGCAACAGTCTTACTGTACAGGGCACCTTAAAGCTTAGCGATGGTTCAGATGTTCTGAACGCAGAAGATGTTGAACTTATAGTTGATGAGTTTGGTAACTCAATATACGAAGATGGCTTTATAGGTGGCTTAACAATATCTGCTAATACAATGTATTACGGAAACGGAACTTTTGCTAGCGGCAACACTGCTTTCTTTGTTGGCAAAAATTCTGGTGGACAAGCTAACTTTTCTTTGGGTGATAAATTAACTTGGGATGGAGCAACCTTAAGTATAACTGGTAACGTAGCTATTACCGGCGGCACAACTTATACCACAATCCAAAATGCATACAATGAAGCAAATGCTGCGTCTAGCACAGCTGATGCTGCGTATCAATATGCGGACGATGCGTTCAACACAGCTAGTAATAAGATAACAATTGGTGGAGCTGGCATTAGCGTTGATAATAATGGTTTTTTAACACAGATATCTGGAGATGTAATAAGAACTGGTTTATTAGCTTCTCCTGGAAATACAAGTTATTTAGACTTAAATAACGGAACATTTAGCCTTGGTTCTGGATCGATTTCCTGGAACGGGGCAACGCTTTCTGTAAACGGTGATATTTCAGGTTCTACCGGCACTTTTGGCGGGGCTATTTCAGGATCAACAATCGACTGCTTAAATATCACGGTAGAAAACAATTATTCCTATAGAGCCCAAGGCAGTTTTCCAACAGCGGGTAGTGGAGTCGGACCACTTTATGCTCAATCACTTGGTGGACAAGGTGTTGAAAGAATAGTTAGATTTACTTCTTTGAGAGAATTTAAAGAAAATATAGAAGATATTCCAAATGGTCTTTCTGTGGTTAATAATTTAAGACCAAGAATTTTTAGTTGGAAAATGGGAGAAATAGATCCGGTTACGAATGAACCATGGACCGATCAAGCTAAAGATCTTATGAGCCTAAATAGATCTTATGGTTTTATAGTGGAAGAAGTTCTTGAAGCGCAACCCGAACTGGTGACCTTTCAACCACCATCACACGAATTACCATGGGATGAAGAAGGTGGAATTTTTGACATAGATGCTTGGAATCCAGCTATGTGGAATACAATTGAAATAATTCCTCTTTTAGTAAAAGCTATTCAAGAGCTATCTACAAAAGTTAACGAACTTGAGTCTAGACTAAACTCATGATATACTGGCAGAATGCCTGAAATAAACGACCAAGAACAACAAAAGCCTGGTATTAATTTTTTTTCTGTTGAAATATATCCAAAAGTTGTTTTATATAGAGGGTTGCTATCGGATTCTGATATTTTGCATGAAACCATGAAAAAATCTTCAGATGATTCTCAAGGTAAATTTTATTTAAATACCTGGGATAAATGGTCTGTTTTTGGTATATATTCTAGTCAAAAATATACGACTTTTAGTCCCGCTGAGGAAAATGTGCAGATGCACAAAGACGAGAAGTACCTTGTGGATAGATTAGCTGAAGCATCCAGTATTGCAACTAAAGATTACATAAAAAGATTTAACGTCGAACTGCCGTACAATACTAGATTGACAAATTCATCTTTTTGTAAATATGGTAGAAATCTTGAATCTATAAAAAATAACTTAACAATGCAGTATCATACCGATTATATTATTTGCGAAAAAGATACTCCTGGTCAAAAATTTTTCTTAACATGTACAGCTTATATAAATGACAATTATGATGGTGGTGATATTTCTTTTTACATAAATGGTGATTCGATTAATCACAAACCAAAAGCTGGCGATATTCTAGTTTTCCCTTCTGGTGCACCTTATTATCATGGTGTAAAAACCATTAAAAATGGAGATAAATTTATGGTTAGAAATTTTATGATTTACGATTATGATGGAAGTAAAGAATGGCTAGAAAATCAAAAAACTTATGGGGCATCAAAATGGGCTGAGATGGAAAAGAAAAGAGTAGATATAGAAATGGAAAAATATATGCTCTATGCGGTAGGCGACAAAGTGCTTTCTTATGAAGAATATTTACTTCATAGGCATTCATGATCTACAGAATTTGGGTCTTAAGTAAAATGGTGGTATAATTATCAGATGTCTAAAATAAGCAAACAAGAAACTGGTGTAATGGGAATTCCTGAATCAGATATTAATGATTCTAATTTAGACGTTAATTTAATTATAGCTGTTTTCCAAGAAAAGCTTAGTAATTTAATGACAGAATTAGTTATAAAAGAAGCAACAATTAAACAACAAGCAAATATTATTCAACGATTAAAAGGACAAATTTAAAATGAGTGACGCAACAGAACCAACAGAAGTAACTGAAGAAAAAAAAGATTTTTCTGTAGAGATTAAGATTAGTGAGCAAAATCTTTCATATAGAAGCGATTTCGCTGAAGCTGAGACCGTTTTTTGGCTTGAGGCAGTAAAAGACCTTATTATTAAGAATGCTTTTAATAAAGCTGGCCTTGAGCAAGGTAACTAACTTATAAAAATATAATCTAATAAGTACTATTCTATTAGATTTATACGGGAGCCCTAAATGCCACTATTAGACTATTTACCATTTCGTCAGATAGACGACTTTAACAGTGGTAACTTTGTAGCAAAAACTATAGAGCCTGAAGACGTAGGTACTTTGGGTAAGGTCATGAGAGTGGCATCGCTTGCCCTTGGTTACCATGGTTCAGTTTACTGGTATAATACTAGAGCAACATTTGAGCCATCGCCATACGACTTTGACAGAATTATGCAGGCGGTAGATACCGACTCGTATATCCGTCAAGCAATGAATAAATATAAAGATTTATTCTGGAAAGAAAATTGGAAGATAGTTGGCGAAAACCCTGAAGCAGTAGCTTATCTATATCAAAGAATAGACTTTTTAGAAATGACCATGAAGAGACCATTCTTGGATTTCTTGATAGAAGTTTCCGATCAACTTTTCAAGTACGCTAACTGTTTCGTGGTTAAAGCTAGAGGAGATATTTCCGAATATTTTCCAGATAAGTTAACTCCAGTTTCAGCTGAGCAAACCATAATAGGATATTATTTAATCCCAACAGAACAAGTCAGAATTCTTAGAGATAAATTTAACAGACCTAAGTCATATGAACAAAGAACTGATCCTTTAACGTATTCGCCTTCCGCTAAGACGCCAGTTTGGGCAGCAGATAGAGTTATCCATTTAAATTTTGACAAAAAAGCCGGCAGAGCTTTTGGTACGCCATTTCTAGTAAACGTTTTGGATGACGTAATTGCCTTAAGACAATTAGAAGAAGATATTCAAAATCTTGTCCACAGAGAATTGTTTCCTCTGTATAAATACAAGATTGGTACAGCTGAACAACCAGCGGAGCCAGAAGAGATATCGCGTGCTGCAGCAGAAATTGAAAACCTTAGAACCGAAGGTGGTTTGATACTTCCGTTTAGACATGACATTGATGTTGTTGCATCGGGCAATCAGCTACTTGATGCCTCAAAGTATCTTGAGCACTTCAAGGAAAGAGTTGCTGTTGGCTTAGGTCTAGCACCTCACCATCTTGGCATGATGATGAATGGTGGAAATAGATCAGTAACAGACAGATTAGATGTAGCTCTTTATGACAAGATCAAACAGTACCAAAAACAATTTGCTGAAATTGTTAGAGTTAATATTTTTAACGAACTATTGTTTGAGGGTGGTTTTGATCCAATTAAGAACCCAATTGAGAGTGATGTATCAGACCGTTGTTACTTTAAGTTTAATGAAATTGACGTAGATACTCAAGTTAAAAAAGAAACTCACGTAATACAGAAGTATACGAACTCTATTATTTCTTTGTCTGAAACTAGAAAAGAATTAGGCCTTGATCCAGAAATTGATGAATCAGAATTATTTGGAGCTATACAGGCAAGAATTCAAATGGACATAGCAACTCACCAGGCCGATGTCCAGGCTGCTACAGCCCCTGAGCAGGGTGCAACAACTAAAACTTCACCAAGCGGTGGCAATACAAAAATAGCGGCACCAAAGCAGCCTAAGTCTACTAACATGCCCAACAAAACAAAGGGACCAGGGAATATTATTAGACCAACAAACCAACAAGGCACAAGAACATCTCCAAACATTAGAAGAGCAG